ATAATTCTGAGGGTTGTTAACTCGGTCTAACCAATCTGGAATCGTTGTTCCACCGAACGGTACACCGTAGGGATTCTTGCGGGTATACCCCGAAAGCTCGTTAGGGTTTAGAAGTCTTGGCATCTTCCCCCCGGCGTATCATTTCAGAAATTTCGAAGGCTCGGTTCGGAACCTGTTTGGCATACTTGGAATTCGGAAAGACCTCAAATGCCGCATTGGACCAGTTGCCCTTCTCTAACCCCTTAATCATTTTTTTGAACTTGAGGAACCTGGTCAGGCCCAGGTTATAGTTTAACGATGTCACCGCCGCCTTTCTGACCGGGTCTAGTTTTTCGAACCAGGGAAATCTTTCAAGCTCTTCCTCGACCCGGCGAATATCGTTCTCGAGGAGCACCTCTGCCTCTGCTTCCGACAAACCGATTTGTGTCAAGTTCCTACCATAGCCGATACTTTGATCGCCCATGTCATCATATAAAAATTTGGAAAAGCCTTCCTGTTTTTTCAGAAGATCTTTAATCATATAGGTTGGGGGCTATGCATCAGATGGGGAAGTGTACTCGAGAGAGAGGTCTGAGCAGGGAACCCCCAGATTAACAAAAAGATACATGCTTCCACTGCCAATATACAGTGTATTTTCAAAGTATTTTTTGTCTCTTTTCCAAGAGATCCAGAACCTTAGAAAGATTCCGATAGCCCACCCCTAAATTGTTTTCGAACTGCCGCAAACGTTGGCCAATTAAATGTGCTCGGTCTTTGTTGGTGTAGGTTTTATTCATTTCATTCAGCCCACGAAAAAACCTTGATGCAATGATCGCCATCGCTTTGCTCTCATCAATCTCACCGAGCGCGACCTGGATGTCTCCAAATTTTGCGTGGTATTTCACTTGCTTATCCAGAAACTTTTCCAGACCGCCAGGCTTTTTTGAATCCTGAAAACTGCCTCGATACATGATGAATTTAGCCAGCATACTTTCCGCCGGCCAGCCTACCTCTGTCCTGCTCACAGTGTCGATCCAGATGTCTACCAGATGATCGATCCGTTCTCTTTTCATTTCTTTACAGCATCTTTGTAATCTTTCCAGGGAACTGTATTAAATATTGCCTTGTGATTGACCCATCTGGCGAACTTTCGCTGGTAAGGATCTTCCTTGTTATAGGGCATTACAAACGGGTCTACGTCATACCCCCTCAACACTTCAACCCTATGCAAGTCCTCATCTGGGGTGCTGTGATAACCAATTAGAACATAGAACGCCATTTGGTAAGGTTTGATCCCAGCTTCGATGCAAGTTTTCAGACCTTTGTGAATTAATTTTTCGTGGCGGGGATCATCCCAGGCGAAGTGAACTTGTTTACCAGTTCCGTTCCTGTTTGAAAAATTAATCTTCGACAGAATATCTGCCTGGTCCTCTTTAATGTTCCGAATGTTCAGCCCTTGATTAAAATTTACACGCAGTTTTAGATCTAAAATCTCCTCTGCGCGATACTTCCAATCTGGATTCCCGAAAAAATCATTGTCAAGCAAAATTAAGAAGTCACTATCCCTTTGAATCCAGAGTTCATCAATTGTATTAACACCGTATGGTTTGCCTTCTTTTTCCGGCACAACGCAGAAGCTACACTTCAAACGACAGCCCCGTTGCGTGAATCCAATATTGTGTGGGAATTTATAGATAGAGTAATCGGGTGTAAGGTTTTCAATTTCATCTGGTAAATTCTTTTTCAAATCCCAACCAGTTCCACCAATTTCCATTCTTTCTGGGTTGAGCATTGAGCTATCAGAAAAATTAAAAATCTTTGACGCATAGATTTTGTCGTAATCCTCACGGAAAAGCGGCATATAGTGTTCAACATCATCACCTTGAGCCTTGTGCCAGGCTGATAGTTTCATCAGGGCCAGGTTAGGGATTTTGCTATCGACATCATAAATTGCAATCTTCATAAAAAAGGTGCGTTACGTAATTTTTACTGTAAACCACTATTTATTTATATTTTCTATATTTTGAGTTGAGTGTGTGGTTCAGACAGTAATTGATGACCTGGTCTTCACTGAGGTGAACTCCAATTTCTGAAAAAATATGCGTTCTAGCTCTTTCAAGAAAAGTTTTTCTGACAGTGGATTCTAGATCTTCATCTGTTTCCTTTTTCCTATCTTTATCGGCCTCCATAGCTTTCTCGGATTCTCTAAAGATGGCCTCGACTGTTTTGACCTCGACTGTTTCCTTTTTCATGGTTAGTACTCCTCTTCCTTAGTGAGTTGTGAACTTTCGATTTTTGCTTCTAGATCCTTAGTCTGTTTGACCAGCTCGTAGTAGAAATCCTCAAGCTCTGGCCTTGGAGTGTCCAGGGGTTTGTTGGCCTCGATCTCGAGCCACTCCACGAAATTTTTACCATAGAATTCACACATTGCTTTGCGGTAATTTAGAACAGTGAGTGAGTCTTTCATTCCGTAGAGATTTTGTGATGGTGTCTGCGGGTGGATGTTCTCTTCCATAATTTTTGTCCGCTGGTGTTTTCTAGAAATGAAATGACCGCCCTGCATTTCCTTCCAGTGTCGTACATCACCCGAGGTCCAGCAACGAACCATACCGTTTTCATCTGCAGCCTTGAGCCTGACAATTTTCTGCAGTTTCTTGGCGATCTCATCGACCAACCTGGCATAGCTCATGCCTCGAACACCGCGTATTTTTTTCTTAGGCTTTGAGGGCATCCCGGCTCCGGTTGATGAAGTCGCTCCAGTTCACACCCTTCATCGCGTAGGTGTCGTAGATCTCATCAATGTATCTGTGGGCCTCGGCCATGCTTAACAAGCTTGAGACGTCAATCAGACCAATGAGCTGTAATTTTTCCCCGTAGGGAATTCCCTTTAGTGAACGATCATAGACTCGTTTGAATTCATCGCTCGATTCACGCAACAAGGGTACACCAATGGTCAGCTTGCACTCGGCCTTGGCGTGTTCAAAGTCTCGACCATATAACTGCTTTCCAATCTCTCGGTACATCGCATGCTGCAATGCGTTTTGCAAACCGGATCGCTGCCGGCCATCAAAAATCTGGAGCAGGATTGACCCGTAGTCGTGGTAAGCTTTGCGTACCTGGACCAGAACATTTTTCAAGTCCGCGTCATTGTCAATCTTGTGATGTTCTCCCAGGCTCACGAAGAAAAATCCTCATTGAAAAACAAAGGCCGGCCAGCATCTGACGGAATGAACTGTCGGTTATGAAGCCAAAGACCGATCACCCCTTCCCACGGGAGATGCCTGTTTTTCGCAACGATGATTCTCGTATCCGGTCTAGACAAATATTCCTGCTGCGTTTCTGTGAGATCCTCTTCGGGAATTTCCTTGAGCCGGTCTTTCTTTTTGTCGCTCCAGACGATGCAAAGAATCGAACTGAGCTGAGAGATCGACGTCGATCCGAGCGCGTCAAACCTGGTAGGGACATATTCGTCACCGCCCTGGGAAGGTTTCCGGGTATGGTGAATCACCGCTATGTGGATGTTGAAGGCTTTTGAAAGTTGCACAAACATCTGCATGATTTGTCTTTCCGTCTCAGTCTTTTCTCCGACTCCACCGATCATCTGCAGGCAATCGATCACGATCAATTTAGCTCGATAATCTTTGGCCATTTTTGTAACCAGGGCATAGACCTCGATAGGTTCAACGTCACCGACATGATCGTAAAGCAGAATGCGATCCCGGCCCCAATCGAGAAACTGGTTCTCAAGCTCTGACGAAGGTTTGGAAACACCAGTAGCCTGCTGAATCATCAGCGTTAGTTGGGAACGCACTTTCATTTCCAGGCTGGCCATCCCGACAACAACCTGGCGAGAAGCGAACGTTAGAATTTGTGTGATGACAGAAGATTTTTTGTGACCATCGATGCCGACCCAGGTTGAGACGCAACCATATTGCAGCACCACTTTGTCCTGGCATTTTTCCCAGCACAGCTCTACCCCATCGATGCTTGGATCTTCGCCGCCGAGTTGATCTCGATAGCGGTCAATCCAGTTCACCTTGTGCTGAGTTTTTTGTGCCAGAACTTCCTTCAGCTTCTGCTCGTCAAAGTCGCTGATACTGATACGGTCCACGATCATAAAATAATCTCTTGGTCTGACGTTGGGGAATCTGGCCAACTCTCCCAGGCTCTGTATTTGAGGACTCTGCAAACGTGTTGAAAATTGGGATCGAACTCTTTAGCTTCGCGCAGTTTTGTTTTGCGCTTCACCTCCTTTTTGATCCGGTCACACAACCAATCCAGGTCATCATTGGAGATGTTAAGTTTTTGAAATTGTTTAAAAGCTTCTAGTTTTGATCCCACATTTCCCAACGTTGGAGAGAATAAATTCCAAACTTTCAAAAAGTTTTTTGGGTAGTCAGAGTTGCGACGAAAACCCTTTTGTTTAGATTCAGACTTACCACTTACGTTAGTGTTGGGCTTACCACTTACAGTGTTAGTTTTAAATTGCAAAGTTCGTGCCAGGTCAACCGTGTTATCTTTTTCGGGTACGCGGTGTTCCGTTTTCGGGTACGCGGTTCCATGTGGAACCAAACCATATTCCACACCAGAAAAATGCCCTTCCTTCGTGTGCTTTTTTATCTCAGTGATGAGCTGTTGATCGAGAAGCAATTTCCGCGCCTGGTAAAAGCGCGTCTTCCCAATTCTAAAAAATTCCATGACGTTTTTACTGCTCACTGTGCTGCCCTCGGGCTTTGAGTGAAGCATGACTAAAAACGCCATCGCGTTTGGATCTCGGAGTTCGAGCGTACTGTGAGGGACGCTAATGAGATCGGTTAGCACGTTGCAACTTCCCATGAAGATCCACGAAATATCCGTTCTTTCGAAGTCGGGAGGAAACCCCGTTTACAAATTTCGCGTCCGTGTTGCTAACGTGTTTCCCCGCCGCCACATGAGCGCGATAGATGAGCATGGCCGTGACATCGTTGGATGGGTCGTAGAGCCTCCTGGGAGCCTTTGTGGCGTACAAATCTTT